TTACAATTTAAGATGTATGATTGGATAATCCCTACCCTGTCCATCTTTTGCAGATTCATCATATTTTTTGAATCCATTTTTAAGGTAAAATGACAAGGCATTGGGATTATCTTTATTTACATCCACATATTGAACCTTATGCTCTTGAATTAAAGTTTGTAGTATTTCCGTGCCATAACCCAGTTTAAAGTATTTAGGATCTAAAAATAGCATTTCTAAATTAGCGTCATTAGTCCCAGAAAATCCAATGACATCATCACCATCAAACCATAAATATGCCTCAACATGCGGGAAGTATGTTGGGATTTCCTTTTTAAGTTCTACTCTATCTTTCTCTTTTAAAAAGTCATGTGTAGCAACGACAGAACGTTCCCAAATAGCTAATGCCTTAGGATAATCCTTTTCTTGAAGCTCGATTTTACTTAGTTTCATTTTATAACCTCACATAATAAAAAGGTTAGAAACCCTATCAAAAAGTGTTTCTAACCTATAATTATTTATTGTCCTCTATTCCCACTCAATCGTAAACTTTATTTTATATAATATCGTATTCTTTCAAAATAGGTTTATATCAGTAGTTATAACTGCTCAATAATCAAATTTATGTTCATACGTTTGCCCTTAGTTTCAAAAATATGCCCTTTTTTTGCCCTCTGTTTTAAAATGCATTTAATTTTAAAGATTATGCTATTTGCAATTCATTAAAACTAAAAAAGAGTCCGGGACATAAAGTTCTTGGATAAGTGAAAATGTGTAGTTATTTTTTATTATATATTTAGTTGTACAAAACAAAAAGATTATATATGAAAAAAAGCAACCAATATCGGGGAAGATACTAGTTGCAACTACACAATATCATTATACTACATTTTAGTACCTAGTACTAATTATTTAATCTTACTCCTCATAACTACCTATATCATCTACAAATACAGATACTACCATTTTCACATCAACCGTATCGTAAATAAGCCAAACGCTATCTATTCGGATAAATAAATATCCTATCATCATTCAATTTTATAGATGGTACTATGCGCCTATCTACACCGTTTCTGGCAATCATTAAGTTAAACGGTAGTATTACTCCTAATCCTTTTTGTGTTTTACTCAACGTATGCCACACTGCGCGCTCTTTATCATTCATCAGATCATCATAATAGACGACGGAACACTCTTTTATAGCCATTGCTCTGTTATACATATCTTCAATACTTATCATATTTAATTTATCGGCGTTATCACACATCTTAATCACTCCTCAAATCTACCTATATCATCTACAAATGTAGGTGCTACCACGCTTACATCTACCTTATCCGTGAATATACTGTGGTAACGACCTAATAAGTCACGCGCTTTTAAACGATCACTAGGCTTAATAGGTACGTCTACCTTTTCCACATGCTCATTATATACAAGGTTCATGCGTCCAGTGTCTGGATTACGTTCGAATGTGCCTTTCTTAACCACAACCTCTTTAGTCTCCGTCTCATCACCAATAGCCGATTTAGTAAGTAAGTATAATATTTCTTTGGCAGACAAAATGGTGTCGTCCATAATCTCATCTTTCTTACTTTTAATATATTCGTCCACTTTCTCTTTGCGTAGCAGTCTACTACCCGTTACATGTGCACTATTAGGGCTATATCCTGCCTTTATAGCGCTTTGCGTAACGTTGAGTGTCTTAATATACTCATTCGCAAAACGTTCTTGTTTGGGCGTTAGTTTATCCATTTAACCACTCCTTATTTTCTATAATTTTATCTATTAATTGATTAGTAAGTTGATTGATTCTGGTCACAGATAATTCAAAAATTTGCGCTATATCTTTTGTGGATCTACCACTGCGCAAAAGTAAAAACAAAATCAATTCTCTATGGGTACAAACACGCTCTACTAATATTTCTAACTCGTTCATATAAATATGGTCATCAGTATGTGTAGTTTGTGTAGAATATATTTCTAAATCATCATTCAACATAAAGAAATCATCAGCAGAAACCTCTGGCTCAACATCATTCACGTAATTATGATAGTTTAATATGAATGTTTTAAGTGTTCCCTTATCTAGTTGAGCCATAGAAACTACACCACCATAGCTTGTTGTGGCTCACTAGTCTTTGTTATAGGCTTGTTAAGATAAATATTGTATAAATCTACCTGTAATCGTTCAATGAGCTCATACGCCTTAATACGGCCATTTGATTGCATGTATCTAACCACCTGTTGTTGTTCTTCTTTTGTATAGGTATTTAGCACCTGCTTTAATAAGGATAGGCGTACCGATGAATCCTTTTTAAATCGTTTCAAATCAGATTTCTTTTCACAAATCCATATCACAAGTTTATCAACCGGATATGAGACAGAAATCACTCCCATAATATCGTCACATGTCGTTATCGAAGTGCTTAAATGATACATCTCCTCAATGTGTGACTGTGCTAATTTAATTTTAGAATTGATATACTTTGGATTGTATTTGGTCAACAACTCATATTCAGATATCTTTGTTTGTTGATACGGTTTGTTAATACTTTCCTGCACGATAATACCCCCATTATATAGAATGAGCCTACCCAATAAAGGATAGGCATTTGAGTAATATTTTATTGTCTATACGCGTATGCTTGCTTTCTTGCACCATCTTTTTTAGCTTTAGCATGTTTTAATTGCTCGTTATATCTGTCTGCCAATGGTTTGATAACAACGTAACCGTCTTTATCTTTGTTAATGACTGAACCTCTGTTCTCCATACCGATTTGTCTTAAAATATTATATTGATATGCTAAATCGTTATATTCTTCATCATTTTCATACGGGTGTAAAACCATTCGTTTTAATTGTGTGAAAGTACCTGAAATTTGCCCTTGCTCATTTTCAGAAAAACGATTCTCATAAATATTTTGTAATAAACTTAATTCATATACACCTATCTCTTTAGGGTCAGCATTTCTGACATACTCAATGATTTCTGAGTTATCGTAAAAAGAAAGTCGAGCTTTTAAATTTTGTCTATTAATTAATTCAGCTTGTGGATTCGAAATATTTTCGGTTGTCGTTTCTTTTTCAATTTCTTCTAAACGATTTTCAATATTCTTAATCTTATCACTAGCAAATTGCTTAAATTCATTTTCAATCTGTGTCACTTTTGGTTTTTGTTTCTCATCAATCGCATCTAATCTATAACCACGCTGATACATAATGAATGTTTCTTCTAAAAACTCATCTACTTTATCCAATAAATCTTTATATTTTCGATCATTAAAAAGAACGTCGTAGGCACTTCCCGTTTTGGTTGCGTTTGTATTGTACATATATAAACCTCTTTCGTTTTAATTTTATAATTCGATACGTTTTAAAGCCTCATAGCGTCTCATACTACCATCTGCTAACTTCTTAAGATTTTGCATTGCTTGATACTTTTCTTTCTCAGTAGTGATGATGTAGTAACCACGTTCGTGCTTTTTATAGCTGCACCCAATCGGGTAACCATAATCATCAATCAACGAATTAATAACCTTTCTTAACCAACGTTCATTAGTTGAATTATATTCATATCCTAATTGATTTAATATTTTTGATTTAGTAATATATTTGTTAGACGTATTATTTATCACATTGAAGACTTGCAGGTGCTCAGTGGGTAAATTGTACGTCTTTTTTTCTGCCAATTTTGTCATGTATTCACCTCATTTCCTAATTAGTACCTACTACTAATTATACTGGTTTTATATCCAAAAAGCAAACTTATGTTCCGTTATTAATCTTATTTAACATTTTCTTATAATCTATTATAAACGTTGATAAATTAGCATTCATTTGCATTTTATTATATTAATTTCAAGTCGCTATTACCGAACATAAGTTCTTATAGAATGTGATTTTGATCCTTATAACATTCTGGACGTTTAGCTTTTGTTAGTTTTAATTTTATTAATACCTTTGGGAAACCTTTGGGTTTTCAAAGTTGCTAACCTATACATAACCTTATTATTGATATGAGTTAAAAACGTTGATATAGAGGCATTTTATAAATTTTGAAAATTCGCTTACCTTGTATAAACCTTGCATATTATATTTTTTACTACCTTCCCAAAACCTTCCCATTTTTACAACATAATTTTTGTACCTATCTAAAATCGCACTATTTTTTACTTACCTTCCACAAATCTTGTACATTTTATATTTGCTCTACCTTTAGGAAACCTTTATATTTTTACAAAGTCCAAATTTGGACCCTGCTTATTATTTAATATTTTTGGAACAAAACGCAAAATTGCGTTCTGCAGATTATTATCTCTTTAAAAACTCTTAAATATATTGGTATGACTAATATCAAAGGTGATTTATACTCTCTGAAAATTAGCATTAATTAGCATTAAAAAAGCCATGCACCTATTTAGTGCATGACCTATAACTTTACGCTTTCACACCATCATAATAAGACTGTTTCAGTTCATTCAGTCGCTTAATCAATGCCTTACTATCATCTTCATTAGCCTTCTCATTTTGGATAAACTCAGTAATGATTTTCAAGCCCTCAACTAATTCTGTTGCTGGTTCATTAATTCCAGTAGCTAACTGATACAATGTCTCCATATTACCTATAACATCAGCATTACTAGACTGAATACCCTCAAGTTCTTCTACTCCAAAATCTTTTTCCATGTACTCGAACATATCAGTATTATTACTTTCTGCGAATGTTTCCAATCCATACATAAAATAATCGTTATCAAACATAAAACTAGCCATCATATCACTAATAGTGTCATGTGTACCATCTGGTACTTCATAACCTGCATAATGCCCCTCAATACTTCTTATAAGTCCTTCAGTGTGCTTAGAAGACGCTAATTCAAATGATTGTCTTACATTGCAATCTTGAATATACACATGTCCGTATAATTTGCCTTTCATCATCACGTATACCATATCAAATGGATCATTATATATTTTGAAAGCAAAATGATTGTCTCTACTACTTTCTAATAATCCTGTGTAGTATCTTAATAATGTACCTGCTCTTGTTTCAAATTCATTTGCTATAATTTCAACGTTCATTTTATTCCCTGCTTTCTTTTAATGTAATTTAAATAGTTTTTAGTTCTTGCAGCTACTAATTCAAAACTGCCATCTGCTATTGTTCTATACGATACTCTTTTATCATTCTTAAAGTCGTAAGTTTCACGCCATGCTACCCACTTAGTTCCAAAGTTTTCAAGATACAATGTTGATATGCGACTAATTGAGCAATAATATATTTCTTCGGATATTCCAACCAATAAACCTAGTTTTCTTAATTCGTCATCTATATTAAATTCGTAATGAGTTTCTTGCACTGTTATATGAGGCCTCCCACTCTTCTAAAGTAAATTCATCACCATTTGCTTTAACATCACCAATTATTACTTTTAGAGGCTCTATATCGACGTTACATTGTAATGCGTAACTAATAGCCTTATATACATCATTATTACGTTCTACGCTTTCACCATTGATTACACGATTGTATGCCTCTTTACCTAGTCCACCTTTACCAGTATGTTGTAAATGATTGAAATTGTGGTTAGGCAACACACTTTTTACTGAGAACTTTTCCATAGTCTGTTGTAGGTAATTTCCACGTTTTGAAAATATACGATCTTCAAATTCACCATCATAAGCAATTACTGGTTTCTTATTACTTGTATATAGCCCTTTAGCTGTTTTACTTCCAGCTAATACAAAATAGTTATTATCATGTGCTTTAATGTCTACTGATGGTAAATATCCTATTTTCTGAGCATATTCAACGTCCTCACGTTTTTTAAATATTACATGCTTCCCTCCACTTGCTGTTGTCTGTACTAACGTATTTTGTGCATTAGAAACAAACTCATTATAGTAAGGAATGTCTTTCAAACTGTCAAAACCATTTTCACCATTTACGTGATTAATATCAATGTCGATACACCATAAACCACGAGTAAGGACACCTAATACATTTGTGTTTGCATATGCTAAATAGTTACTATCTATAAAATAATCATCAATAGTTACATTCTTAAATGCTACTGTTGGTTTTTTATTATCGTTTAAAGGTACAACTTGCACATCTTTACTAAGTAGATACTTTGCAGCATTGTACATTTTCATGAGAATACCTCCAATAGAACACTAACCCTTTTAACTCATTCTTTTCCCTATACATACATCTATTTATTTATCTTTAAAATATGCTAAGGAATATTTAAGTTATAAAGGTTAGTGCCTGTTATTAAAGTAATTTCAAAGTTAGTGCAAAGGTTAGTAAGAGTTAAACTAACTTAAGTTTCAATTAAATCTAATGCCATTTCGAACAATTCTTTATTTTCTACAACATGAACTTTAGTATTTTGTCCCTCTATCCATTTTTGCTTATTGATAGCTACACCTATTTTTTTCATATCTTCTTTAGCTTTTTTATATCGCAGATTTTTATAATCTTCTTCAATAGTTTTTTGTAAGATTTCATCACCAGAAAAAATAAAATCTTGTCTAGATAATGTTTCTAGTATTAGAATTTGAGTGTCAGTTAATTCATCTTCGTTGTAATAGTTTTTAAGTGTTACATTATTGAACTTAAATTCTCTGCCTATTTGTTTAAGATACTCAAGACTTAATATTAAAAATGATACTGACGCATTGACTGAGTTTTTTCCGTTAGGCTTAACAAAGTTCCAAAATGGTTTAAATACTTTATAACGTTCTTCATCAGTTTCATTCTTTGGTCTATCCTTAAATGCAATCTTAACTGTACGTGTTCTATTAGCTGTAATTTCTCCTGTATCAACACTTTCATTAGTATCTAAAATTAATACTGCATTATTTTTAAATTTAACGTTATTTCGTTGTATGCCACGACCTGAAATATTCTCACCAGTAGCTATTTTGCGTAATATTCTCATCATACCTTTATTAATTTCACCTGTTTCATTAGCATGTGCAATATCCACGCCATAAAAATTGAGCCATTCATTTGCAGCCTCAAAGCCAGATGATAATAAACTATCAAAATTCACTTTATTTACTTTTAGTAATTCTTCAAAAGTTTCCATAAATAAACCTTTACCAGATCGCCCAAAGTCTTTGATTAAGAACCATTTTTCAGCTTGAATAAGTTTCATTTTTCGATACATAGTATAAGCATGTACCAACATTAAATTGTTCTTACTACGTTCATTGTCACTTACTAAGTCAAAGAATTGTTGTGCTAGGTTAGTGTTTATATTCTTCTTATCTACATCATATTTAATGATATAGTAATCGTTACCAGTGATTTTCTTATCTACAAATTCTAATTCTCTGCAATTGTATATCCAATCATTACCTGCAATAGCGTAAGGGTAGATATTATATTGATAATTTGTATCTAAATGATTTCTGTATACTTCAAGCATGACATCAAGAAAATCATTAATGTAGTATTTCTTATCTATTGAATACTCCAAAGCAAAGTTAGTATTATCTATAATTTCGTACTGATTATTTTTCAACTTAATAAAGCTATCTAATTCATTTGAGTAAATAACTTTTTCGGAAATTAGATCAACTATGAATTTGGCATAGTTATTAGCTTTACTATACTTAAAATGTGCTTGTTTATTTTCCTCACCATTTTCTATTGTTGTTTTGACTGAAATAGTCCCATATACTGCACCAACCTCTTTAGGTTTTATGGTATAATTTAAAGTGAGATTATTAATATAATCACCTGCAAAGTCATCTTTTTTACGGTGATAGACATTCCCTTTATTTTCATTTGATTGATTTTCTGTTGAAATTGACGCAAAATTTATTCTTTTACTAATTTCTTTAATAGGTGATAAATTAGGTGTATCAACGTAATCTAATTTTGAATGAAATTCATGATGTTTTTTGTATAAAGAAACTTCGTTCATTTAATCAACCTTTCATTTTTGCGTTTTAAGAATAAGCACAGAAATGGTATATTATTCCTGTGCTTTTATTATTTAATTGCACTTATTCAGCGTTATCTGTTTTAGTTTGGTCGCTAGGAACAGATGACGCATTTTTTAATTCATCTATTGCGTTGTTATAATGATGTTCCACTTGTTCAAGCATTGAATTAACATCAGTAAAGATTGAATTGATTACTGCAAGATAAACAAAATGATTTTGAATACTTTCATTTGCAGTATATGCTGCTACTTGATCGTTAGACGCAACTAGCATTTTTTTATATTCCTCAGCACGTTCCATTTCATCTGCTACTAAGTTTCTAAGTGCGTTGAGTTTAGAAGTTAAATCTGCACTTACTACTTCATCTTTGATTTCGTGAATTTTATATTTTAAATTTTTCAACTACTACTCCTCCAAACTTTCAACAAAAATTGTCATTTCTTCAATAGCTATTTTTAATTCTGCAATATCGTCCTCAGTTAAGAATTTACCAATATTAGAATCTTCGTAAATGTTAGGGAAGTCTATAAAAGTTTCTGTTGCTGATAGTAAATCTTCGTATTCTCGATAATCTGCAAGAATTTCTAAAATTTCATTATCACTTAAATATGGATATTCACTTTTAATAATTGATACATTTTTAGCATGACGTTTTTGTAATAATTTAATCATTTTACTAGTATGTTTTTTTCCATTCGCCATATGCTCATAGTTCAATCTGTCTTCAATATTTTTAAAATCTTGATTAGTTAATTTTTTCATTGTTTCATTTTCCTCTCTGAAATTATTTATTGTGTTTAATTTTTGATTAATGTTCATTTACTATTCCTCCATTTTTTTTAATATTTAATGCTGCAATCACACTACCTAACAAGTAAATAGTGAAAGCTACATGTATTCCTAGTAACCAGCCACTTATGAATGAAATTACTGAAATTAACATTAGTTTGAATAAAAATTTGGCCATGTTATACCACCTCTATTTTTTATAAATATTTTTTGTGTTTACATTTTAAAAATTCTTCAAATTTTTCTACATTCACAAGTGTGAGTGTGCTACTAATATCAAAATACATACTCTCTACACCTAAATTATCTTTATCATATGAAATGAGTAATCTACGAATTGTTGAATAACTACAGTTAAATAACTCACTTAATAATTTAGGCTTTGCGTATTTGACTGGGAACACAATTTGTTTTTCTTCAAGTGCCGTATTTTGTTTAGTTGGTAAATCTTGTAATTTAACATATGGCATGTGACCACTCCTTTATACGTCGGTTTACGTCGGTTTTTAATTAAAAAAAATATCATCTAGAGTAATATCGTTTAATCCTTTCTCAACTAACATCGTCTTAAACTTAATCATTTCATCTTTCTTAAAATTTAATTTACCTTTTTCTCTGTTTCTATAAGATTGTTCTGAAATGTTAAATTCTTTAGCCATTTGTTGTTGTGTTTTTCCTAACATTTTTCTATAACCTAGAACTTTATTCATATATCCACCTCTTTTCTAGACGTCGGAATACGTCTGTAGGTATAATATAACAGAAAGGAATTTGAAAAACAATAGTTTTGCGTCGGTTTGCGTAAGTTTTTTTATAGATTATAATCTATTTAGGAGGGGAATAATGGATATCGATAAGTTCGAGGTAGGAAAAAGGATTAAAAATATTCGTTTAAATAAAAGCAAAAATCTAAGAGAATTTGGAGAATTAATTTCTAAAAACCTTAAAGAAGATAAAAATATATCAGATAGTATAGTTAGTAGATGGGAAAAAGGTGTATCTATTCCTAGTGCAAAACGCTTAAAAGAAATAGCTGATATAGGTAATGTCTCTGTAAATTATTTATTATATGGAGTTAAAGTAACTTATAAAGATATTGAAGATAATATTAATACTGTAAGTATGGAAAACGAAATTATGAATAACTTTGAAAGATTTTTAAAGTATTATTTACTGTATTCTGAATACAATACTTACTCTATAAAAACTGTTGAATTATTAGATTTGTTATTTGACAATGCTGGTTACGATATCACTACTTTAACCAAAAATCTATACGACTTAGTATCTGATAAAAGATTCTCATTTTATCAACACGGGGTGTATTTGTTACTTAACGAAGATTTTTCTAAGTTACATGTTCAACTCTATCTCACTGAGTTTATTTATAATTTATTAGTACAAATCACTTTAGATTATCCTAGTCTTTATATTAAGAATTTGGTATTACAAATTGCAGAAACTAAAGAGAGAATTAAAGATATATCTCATAAAAAAGACACATATAATGAGTTTGAAGTACAAACTCATTTAGCAGATTTTATAAATCATAAAGAATACAAAAAACTTTTAGATAATTTAAGTCAATTAGAAGAAAAAATTACAAATGATAATTCACTGATCAATAATAATAATAACTAGCTTTGCTATAAATAGGATGCTCATTCACATATAGTATAAGAATTTCACTGAGTATTAATATAATATATCAATTAAGGTGGTGGTTCTATCGAACAATGTCTAATACACCATAGAAAAATGAATATAAAAGGTAATAAAAATTAGGGAGTTACATATAAAATGAAAAAGGTTCTTATACTTTTATTAAGTACTTTATTAGTTCTAGCTGCATGTGGTAAGAATTATGAAATCAGTGATATTACGAACAAATTTAAAAAAGAAGGTTTAAGTGTAGAAAACTTACGAAAAATGGAACGTGAAGATTTTGGTATGGCACCAATGAAAACTGAAAATGCTAAAATATTCACTGTTTCAGATGGTAAAAATGCACGTATCTTAAAATTTAAAAATGAAGATGACCTAAAAGAAATGAAAAAGTATTATGAAGAATTAGGTAAATCAAGTGCAGCGTTCTATTCTCATGTATACACTAAAGATAAATTTTTAATTCAAATGAATGGCGATATTGACGATCATGTATTTGAAAAATATAAAAAGGCTATGAATGAGGCATTAGATTAATTTAGGGTAATTATCTACCCTTACTTTAATTAAAGGAGCATATACATATGAAAAGATTACTAGGAACATTATTTGCAGCTACACTTGTATTAAGTGCTTGTAGTCAAGATGATACTAAGGAAGATGAAGATAAAAAATCAGAAAGCACTACTGAAAAGAAAGCTGACGATAAAAAAGATAAGAAAACTAAAGAGGATAAAAAGTCTAAAGAAGAAAAGAAATCTCAAGAAAATGAAGATAACAAATCTACACAAGAAGATAACTCTACTGAAGAACAAGACACACAAGAAACTGCCTCAAGTGAACAAGTTCAATCTCAACAACAAACACAAGAAGCTGCAACTCAAGAGCAACAGCAAACACAACAAGCTAATCAACAAAACTATAACGACCAACAATCTTATCATGAACCAACAAAAGATGAGATATACGAATGGGACAAACAAAATATTCCTGGAGGAACTGATTATGGTTTGATTGATCCAGAAGATGTAAATGAACCTTCTGATTCTCAAAACGAAGAACCAGATGAGTGGATTAAAGGTCAAGAGGAATGGGCTAATGCTACTCAATCAGAAAAAGAAGAGATACGTAAACGAGATGCAGAAAAGTATGGTTATGAGTATGATCCTAATGATTATGAAGAATAATAAATAATTTTAGGGTAGCACGTCTACCCTTTTTATTTAGGAGGGATAATATGTGGCATGAGAAATTTACTAATAAACATGGTGAAACTAAATATCGCTATTATGAGAAGTATAAAGATCCACTCACAAACAAATGGCGACGTGTTAGCGTTGTGCTTAATAAGAATGGTAAGCAATCACAGAAAGAGGCTCAGAAACGCTTAAATGAGCGTATAGAGGCAAAGTTAAATGATAAGACACCTACTAACCTAAAAACGTTAACTTTTCATGCTGCATGTGATGAGTGGTTTGAGCGTTATAAGCTAACATCTGGATCTAAACAGTCCACCATTACCACTAAAAGCTATAAAGTGGCTCACATCAAAAGAAACATAGACAAAGATATTCTTGTTGAAAATATAAATGCTGATGTTATACAAGATTTAATTAACTCCTCGCTAAAAGATGGATTAAGTCATAAATTAGTTAAAGATGATTTAAGTATCATAAAAAATATACTTCGTTATGCTCAAAAGAAATATAACATCACTGATATATCATACATAGATGATGTTGTTATGCCTAAAAAAGCGACTACAAGAGAAGAAGTTAAAGCTAAACGTGAAAATTATTTAGAAATGGCTGAAGTTCTGGCTATCGTTGAAGAATTAAATCGTATAGCGAATAAAAAGCGTGCTAGCTATATGAAAAGGTCATACTTGTTTACTGCTTACATAGTTGAATTTCAAGTATTAAATGGTATGCGTATTGGTGAACTCCTAGCAATTCAACCTGATAATATTGATTTTGAAAATAAGAAGCTTGTTATTGACGGCACTATACACTGGCGCAAAGATGGTAACAAAGTAGGTTTCAAAGATACCACAAAAACAGCATCATCTTATCGTACTATATCTTTAACTACTAGAAGTTGTGACATTTTACGTAGGGTTATGTTAGAAAATAAGAAAGCTGTTCAATGGGAAATTATGTATGTGGATAGGGGCTTTATATTCACAAGTCATAGAGGCAACCCTTTACCTCTTACATCAATTAATAGGAACATACAAATAGCTGCTCAAAATATAGGAATAGAAAAGCATGTGACAAGTCACACCATGCGTCATAGCCATATCTCATTACTATCGCAATTAGGTATTTCACTGCGTGCGATTATGGAACGTGTAGGTCATACAGACCATAAAACCACATTACAGATATATAGTCATGTTACTGAGCAAATGGATAAAGATATGATGAATAAATTGGAGAAGATAAGGAGTTAA